AAATACAAAATATATAGACATATAAATCTATATATTTTACCTTTTTGACATGTCCTTTATTCGTCTTTCGAAAGTTCTCATCAATTCCAAATATATAAACAATATAAGACACATCGAGAATAAATATGTTATATTCATTACGACACATACAAATAATACAAAATATGTAGTTTGTAAAAAAGAGAACCCTGAAGATCATAAAGTAATTACTGCTTGGGTAAATAGCCATTATGGACATAAGAGGTGGGATTATCGCATACCTATATGTGGGCATACTGAATTATCCCCCAAATGACGTTTGCCACAACGACAAGTAAGCGGTAGGTTCTCTAATGGTTCATTAAAATAATTCAAAAAATTACTAACACCACCAACATTATCTATATTGATATGGTCTGCAAATTGGCCCCTTGTAACAATAGGGTCTCTTATAATCAACCCAAAATCTAAAACACAAATCTGGATTCCATCGATATGAATAATCCGGTTCTCATATATTGTTCCGCCAACTTCATAATTTTCCTTTGTGACACTATGCGGATTATTTACAATATAATTCATCATAGATACCTGATCGCTATAAGTTCCAAATGTCTGTTTTTTCATATGACTTAATATATTCAACATAAATGAAATTGCTGTAGGTTTGAGAACATATAGGCCAGAGCAAATACCGAACCCCAATTTCTGACTACATTCTTTTGGGAATGCTCCATCTCCTCCGATTTCTTGAGAAATAATAATATCATGGTCCATAGAGACTATTGGCAATATATCCTTTCTGACAATAATATCAATGTCGATATGAACAACCGGTTTCTGTGTTCTCAATAAAATATTCAGATTGTTAGTTAAACGGAGAATATCCCACCAAGCATACTTGTCGGGTTTTATATTTTCTGGGATTTTATTGAAAATTTCTATTTCTGAATTCGGACACTTCGACCCAATTTGTTTGAGCCAATATGGCAAAATGGGGGTGTATTTATTTCCTATACAAACCGTTGTAATGGTATACATATATTTATAAATATATGTATGTTTTCCGATTTATATATCTGTTATTCATTATTATAAATCGTCAAAATGTATGGGATTATGTGTTGGTAATTCATCGTCAGATGTAGATGGCTTCATTCTTCCATCCGAATGAACTCTTACATCAATATGCCTGTTTTTATAAGCATAATAACATCGTATTCCTAATGACATAACATCCAAACAAAATAGAGGAACATAGTTGATCAATAGGGCTTGGTTATTAAGTGAAATGGCATAACTAAGACTAAACCCTGTTCCTGTTAAAAGCACTATTTTTTCATATATATTATAGACATTTGCGTTTTTATTTACATAATTGGCATAAAAATCGGGTGCATAACAGAGTAAATAGAGAACCGTCGAAATATTCATTAAATAGTCCGTTGTCATAATATTCCTTTATGACTTCTTATAGATACTCTACGAACAGTTTTATTATGTTATTTTATTTTCGATTTTTTCGAGAACGACTTCGTTTTTGTGTTTTATTTGAACGAGTTTTTTTGCTAAACATTTTGGAACGACGTCTTGTTCTTCGTTTTCCTCCTGTTGTGTTTTCTGCCGGAGGATTATTTTTCATATCTTCTAATACAAGTGTTTTTAATGTATTTCCATCTACCTCTCCGTTTGGTGTTAAGTCTGCGAAAAAGGTTTCAAAAGGTTCTTCTGAACCATCCGGTCTAAATTTGATATATTTATATAATTTTGCATTTTTGAACCATGTTAGATTATCAATATTCTCTTTCCACTTTCCAACTGTCCAATCTTGAGATAATATAAAATAGGTTGAACCAACTGCTACACCACCCTCTCCATCCGGACCATCCCCTGTCCAATATGTAATAGCATCATCTTTATTTCTTATAAGTATAAGTCGTGGTGTTTGAGACATTTATATATTTATATATTTATATTATATTTTTGAGAACTGAATATAAAATTGATTTGGGTTCTCAATTAATAATTAATAATATACCCCAATGGACACTTTATATAATTATCGCGCTTTTCAATTCAGTCTTCTCAATGCCGCATCTAAAGGAATGTTTTATATAATACAAAATTTATATGTAAATAAATTATTTGCCGAATTCAAAAATGAAGAGAATGATATGATAAAATATAAAATCCCTTTTGAAATATGGAAACAAATGACCAATTTAGATAGTGAATGTCATATTGCCATTTTGAACCGTCTTATAAGATATGATACGAGCAATTACTTTGATATGAAAAAAGACAGTGATGAGAATACATATGTATATATTGTATCAAATATACAATCTCCAAAATAGTATATTTGGAATAATCATCTAAAAATAATTCTATAAAATCATAAAATGGAATATCTCATACCATTCGCTCATGTTTATTTTACACCATTTCCGCAAAGACTATATCAAATGTCTCATTCTAACGAATGTTATAGAGCAGCAGCGATTAGTCTTATAAAAGCCCAACAATATTTTTGGACTGCGAATACCATTGCTATTACTGCACTTGGAATAAGTCGTTCATCATATTTTTCTTATGCCACTTTTTTCATATGTGGAGTTCTTTATGTCCGGTCTTTCAACAAATTTTTTCATTTATCGACATTATGGAGAACTTCTAAATTATAACCATCATAGGAATATTATATAAACCAAACAACACAAAATTGAACCTTTATGACAAACAATAATAACCATTATATATCTATTAATATGCATACTCTATTTGAAGTTCTCTTGTGTAATATGATGAGCAATCGCTCTGCTAATGCCATTCTTTATTATATAGAAAATAAAGGTTGGTTTTCCAAGTATCGAACCCAAGATGCTTATTTCACTATACCTTATGAGGAATGGCGGAATAAAACTCTTATTAATATCCAACACATACAAATATTAAACGAATTTATTTTCGAAGATGAAGGGGCGATTTGTTTGGTTGAAGAAAACGGTCAAAAATATGTTAAAATATGGTCTTCTGAAAAACAGCCATTTAAAAGTCTAAAACCTCGACAACATATTTACAATATTTGTAAGAAAAAACAGTGTGCCAAAACTCTCTCTAACTATTTAGATGAATTTTATTATTACGATTTCAGAGATTATCGAATAGATGATTCGCTAATGAGATATCGTATTGAGTATGACCATTGGTATGATTTATTCCAATTATCTGACCAACATGTATATGAACTCAATACATATTTACGAAAAGGAAGCATTAAAATGATTTATGAAGATAACCTACCTGCATTTGTTGTAATCAATATATAAAAGACAAATAAAAGACAAATAAAATTGAAATCATCTTTATGACAAACATAGGAAGCATATTTTCTTTTGTTATATGATGGATATTTATGATTATGAAGAAGAGGTTATTGGAGAAAGAGCTGAATGTCAAGACCGAAAATATTATTTGAGTGCAGTATTTAATTCTACTGGAGATAATGAACTCGTAATGGATTATAGAGTGGATCCTAGAATATTCTTTAAATATGATTATGATGAAGTGATTGATTATGCAAAATCATCTGAAACTGAAAACTATATATCGGATAATTTAGAAATAGTTCAAGTAATCTTCAAAGATGATCTTTACACGGCTGTCATAAAGACATATTGGCTGAGGGTTGTTCAGAAGGCTTGGAAAAGACTTTTGAATAGACGGCGCGAATGGGTTATTCGCAGTAAAAAAAATATCCTCTCTTTGGTGGATCGTCGGGAACCTATTTATTACCCATCAGCAAGGGGGTTCATATATTTTTGAATAATCCAACAACGATTTATTTATCAAAAGTCAATAAATATAAAAACTGGTTAATATCCCCTAAAATTTCATCTCGGATATTCAGTAGATCTGAATCTCGTTTTTTATCGAAATATCTATCCAAATCCATCAAAAATCCCCTATATTCAAATATCCTGGATTGAAACTCTTTCGTCGATTTGGCGTCCAAAAGGACAATATGTTTTTCAATCATTGAAATACGACTTTGGTCTTTCCCTAAGAGAACTTCGACAAATTTGTCGATATGCTCATTCATTTGACTATACAATTCGTCTGTCGCTTTATGTTGCGAGAACGAACGAGTTTTCCAATGATATAACTTTATGACATTCAACATCTCCAAAAATATGCGAACCAAATGCGATTTACGCCCGTTGTTTATTCCAGCTCTATTTTTACGGGTTCCCGTTCCACCGTTTTTTAGTCCCCGTTTCTTCCCTCCTTTTTTAATCAACGTCTTATTATTTGATTTCATCTTTATATTATAATAAATATAAAGATATTTTATTATACATATCATATGTTATTTTTATGGATATTATTCTTTATGACAAAAACTGCTATTTTAACATCAGGGTTCTCACATACCCCTAGATCTATTGTTCATTTACAATCAACCGACGAACAATTCGACCTTTCTTGGTTCGTCGTTGCCGAAAAGAACGATATCAGAATGAATAAGCCTTACAAAATAACCGTATGGGGAAAAGACTATGTTCTCTGGAAAACGAATAAAAGATTTCATGCATTAGAAGATGTATGTCCTCATAAAGGTGCAGCTTTCTCAGCTAGTAAGCATATCCAAAATGATAATGTCGTCTGTCCGTATCACGGTTATGAATTTGACACTAGAGGCAATCTAACCCGTGTTCCTGGAATTTGTTTTCAGCCATCACCCATCTACAATGTTCCCCGATTTGCTGTTGTAGAAAAACACGGTTGGATATATTTAAATACATGGGAACTTCCATCTTTTACTACAGAAGAACACATCCAAAAATTGGGCGAACGCATTTTTTTGGAGCCGGAGGCAACAGACCCCCAAATGATACCATTATATATACATCAATCCTTTATGACATATCCGAGAATAGTTACTGAGAACTCGTTGGATATTATGCATATTGCGTTTGTTCATACTTTTGGTAATAAAGATAAACCCGCGCCTAGTCAAGAGAACCCGCCGAAATTGGTTAGTCCTGGACACTGGAGAACATCCTATGTTTATGAATCCGGAAAAGATTCGATGGTTGCGAAATTGTTTAAATTCAAAAGAATAGATATTGACAATGAATTCGTTTTACCACATACATCGATTGCTAGGATCAAATTCGGACCTGGGTTAGTGAATACGGTTGTAACAGCGGCTTGTCCCATTAATGACCGCGAAACGAAACTTTTTGTAAAAACATATCGCAATTTTCTTACGAATTATGCATTGAATAACTGGTTCAGAGATATGATGAAACAAACTCTTAACCAAGATAAAGCAGTTATTGAATCGATAAAACAAGAGAACATAGAAGGTCGTTTCAATATGAAATTTGACAAACTACAAAATACCTATCGAACTTTTTATCGAAAATATGTCAAAAAGAATCCTATGTAAATGTTCTCAATATTCATTCTTATAATAATTTATATTTTGATATATCGAAATATAACATCTTTATGACACTAAATTGAGAACATTTTCTAAATATATCCACATATAACGGGATTATTGGAAGTGTCTAACAGAAATGGTCCGGCACATCCATACACAGTTCCTTCTTCGATGGCTTTATCACATTCTTCTTTTGAGGAATGAGGGTTCATTTGTTCTCCCGTGGCTTTATAAACTGCATGACGGAAAATTCGACAATTGATTTCTTCGATAATAATATCAATCTTGCAATGAGGACATTTTATAATAAATGGGGCCGATAAGTTATTCATTCTCTTGTCATAGACTTATATAAGAAAATTGATTCGCCTTTTTTTGAATTGAGTTGAAGACATAATTTAAGATGCCTGCATCTAAAAAATTGACTACTAAAAAGACTTCTGCGAAGAAGACTCCTGCGAAGAAGGCTGTCGCTACTAAAAAGGCCCCTGCTAAGAAGGCTCCTGCGAAGAAGAGTGCTCCTGCGAAGAAGGCTGTCGCTACTAAAAAGGCCCCTGCGAAGAAGGCTGTCGCTACTAAAAAGGCCCCTGTGAAGAAAGCTCCTGTGAAGAAAGCTCCTGCGAAGAAGGCTCCTGCGAAGAAGATTGTCCCAAATACAAAGACGCCTGTTAAGCGTGTGCGTGACAATACCTCGTATGGACAATTAGGATGCGCAAAAGCCGTATGGGATAATGCGCCTAAAATAAAGGGAAAGGACCCAGAGTTCTACCGGAAATGTCACATTACAGGCAATGCCTTATTTCGCAACTGTCAAGGGAAGGCAGTTGAAGGTGGATGGGACATAGACCATTGTATTCCGAAAGCTCTAGGTGGGTCGGACCATATTGATAATCTGAAGGCAGTTTGCTACAAGAAGAACCGGGAAATGGGACTATCTTTACGAGACAAACCCGAATCAGAGCTGCTATATCATTCAATGCTGCGTGAAAAGCACGGAATACCTATTGGACGAGGTAGTTTTCGTTGGAGCAAAACGCTTATTGGCCGAACTTTTGCCGTGAAGGAGCTTCCCACATCGAAGAATTATCGTAGTGCGACTCTTATTGAATATACTAACCTTTTTGCATATGTTGCTTTTCATGACTGGCCAGACTTTCAGGTTCGTATCCCAAGGGCGAATGACCTCTTTGAACTAGTAGATGTTTAGATAGTAGTATATATGCGTAGCATAATATAGATTTTTTTACCAAATACAAAATCGAACACCATATGATTCTTTATGACAATACCATAAAGAATTATATATAAAATAACTAAATGATACTCACCCGATATCTATATGTCAAACAACTAGTAGAAGCATCCCTACAAGAAGCTATTCTTAAAAGAGAATATGAACAATCAGTATTCTGGGCATATGAACTGTATTTCTCCGGATTTGAACAAGAAGTTCTCGATAATTTAGAAATAATATACGAAACCATTTTCAAAGAGAACCATCCCAAACTTGGCCTTTATATTTCTAAAAAAAGTAGAGAACTAAAAGACAAACCGGAATTAATAGCAACTATCGTAAAAAACCTGACAATGAAACGCGCGGATATAAAAGAAACTCCCGGCGTCAAATTCGTTAATGTGAAACCCCATCATATTATTCCCTTTATGACAAAAGAACCAGAAGGCCCCAATTGGAAATTCTTGAAGGAAGTTTGTTTATTTGGGGTTTTAGCAAGTTCTTTGGATGAAATATCGGCAGATGAATGGCGCCAAAATTGGATACTCCATGCTTTTGGTTCTCCGATTTGGTCAAAAAGAGTTATTGAATATGGTGGTAAAATGATAGACAATAATATTCTTTTTGACAACGAAGAAGAATTTCATGATAGGTATAATTACGAACCAGATGAACAACCAGTCGAAATACGTAAGAACTGTATTGGAGTATAGAAAATATTCTGATAATATATAAAATGCTAACACGAAAGGCAACCAGAATTCCCCCAAAATTAAATAAATTAATACAAGAAATGGAAAGGTTAGACCAACCTAGGTTATCTCGTGACGAAAAAAATGCTTTGGAACAATTAGTTGCTTTATCTAAATGCCCTGAAGTAACACAACCAAATGTAGATAATGTTTCTTCATCAACAATGGGTAACATTAGTAATTTGATAGGAAGAACTATGTCTGCTGTAGTTGAATCTGTTACAGTGCAAAGAGAAAATCCTGAAGATGTTCAGGATGCTTTTGCAGCAGGTGGAGGAGGTAGATTACAACGTCGTGTAACTGGTCATATTGATCAAATCCAAGATGTTTTAAATGATACTAAAGGTCATGGAGATGATACACCAGCTGAAAAGAAAGGACGTCTTGCCGAAACTCTATTTTTTTTATCATCCTTAATTGGATTATCTATGTCTGCTTGTGTAAAATTATTTAATGATTTAAAACAACATAATCCAGATATAGATATTGCTTTCTTAAAACCAGAGTTTAATGCCGAAATGACACAAGAACAAAAGATAAAATGGTGCGCACATATGGCGAATTTTATAGGTATTATGAGAAAGAATGAGGGTGAAATATTAACTGACGGCACTAAAATTATATCAGCAAGACCGGTAGAAGGTGCAGTTATCCCTGTTGCAAGTGGCGGGTTTATATCGTCGGTGGGAGAAGGAGATAATTTTAAATTAATATACACACCACCTGGAGGAGGACAAACGCTTGATCTTCCTGAAAATGACGTTGAAGCATCGGCATTTTGCATGGCACATTTTCATGAGAGCGCAGATATTCGTACGTTATTAAATTGGGGGGATGCTTATCAACTAGTTACAGAAGAAGAATTATTAACAATGCTGGCTGAAATGGGGCAATCTGATAACACTAATGATAAATTGATTAGTTGGATTTTAGAAAAAGCATTTATTTTTCATAAAGAAAATGTGGCTTTTCAATCGAGACTTCATTCTATAAGTGAAGGGGTTCAATCAAGCGCCACTCAAATGGGCGAATCCATTAGAGGTGTAGGAAACACGATGTTGTCATTACCTGGAGCTATTAGTGACTTTATAAGACCAACTCCACAAAGGATAGCACAATTTGCTTATGATTATCCTACACCATTTTGGATAATGACACTAGCACATAGATATCCAAGAGAAGCTATTTTTACTTCTTTATTAATCGCTTGGCAGTTATATGGTCCTATTAGATCTTGTTATTCTTTTTCAACAAAGGTGTATAGATACTTATTCTCTAAAAAAGCTCCTCAAGGGCAATTACAAATAGAAAACGGAACACGTGGGGGAGGAGTTCAAAATAATACAGTTTTTTATGCAAGAAAACGTTTATCGAATGAATTAATAAAGTTTTCTAAACCGGAAAGTCACGAACTTGATATGCTTATTAGAAAAATTAACGAAACAAAGATAATTCATATGACCGGTTCTAAAAGAGACAGAGATTCACAAGATGCTGTCGATCAAGTTGAGGAAATAGGAAATGATTGGAGAAAATATTTAAGAATTGGAGGAAAAAAGACCAAGCGTGCTTCAATCCCAAAGAAAATTAAAACCAGACGTAGAAGAACCTACCGAAAATAAATTGTATAAGTGGTAAATGTCACAAATCCCCATAAATATGCTCCCCAAGCAGTATCCAATATCACTGACGACCAATGCCAATTCTCCAACATTGCCATATTTGTCAATTCGTATGTTCCATTTATGACACCTCCTAAAATGGCTGCATCGAGAACTGATGCTTTCCTACTGAGAATAAACCAATATAAAGCAAAAATCAATACTAAATAGGCCAATAGAGCCCCCATATAATTCATCTTTATGACAGTTCTCTGAATATCCATTACTTGCTTTTCAAAAAACGGTTTGGAAAAAGTCAAAAAGAAAACATCGAGAACAATGAACAAAACAAAAGCAAACAGAAAACCTATTAAATGCATTTTATATATAACACACATATAAAATGTCAGATGTTCTCGATTTCACCATTATAACCGCATGGTATGATGTAAGAGAAAAGGAGAACCATCCACTAAAAGATAAAACCACCGATGACCACTTTTGTTCGATGACTACTTATTTTGATAAAGCCAGACTTTTTTTTGCCAAACCATGGCCAATGGTTATTTTTACGGAACCCCGTTTTGAGAATATTATAAAGGAAGCTAGACCACCGGAATTACATCATCTTACTAGATTCATTTTCAAAGACTATGAAGAACTAGCATATTATTACCTTTTTGACAAATTCCAAGAGAACCATCATAAAAACGAGGTTATTAATCTCGACAAAACTAAATTCACTCCTCTTTATAAATTCGTAGTAAATCAAAAAACGAACTTTGTAAAAGAAGTCGTTGAATTTAATCCTTTCAATACTACCCGATTTGCCTGGATGGACCTACGTCTTCATTGTGTGTATGACATGAATACAGAAGATACTATAGAAGCCATTTCCAATATCCAACCAGATAAAGTCAAAATCATGTTTCAAAGTTATCTACATGCAAGTGAAATCTGGGATCGTTTTGATTTTTATTCATGGACACGTGGAAAAGTAGCGGCAGGATTTTTTGGAGGTCAGGCGAAACCACTCATTGAATTTGCTAGACTCTGTCAAAAAGAATTTGTTCAGGCAATCAATGAACATATGTCGCCATCAGATGAAATGATATATGCCTATGTGACCGCTAATAACAACCATTTATTCGAACCCTATGTGGGGGAGTATTGTGATGTTTTGCGAAATATGAGACAGACACGCAATTCGAACCATTTAGTTTTACCCTTTTTATATGCAGCTATTTCTAGAGAAAATCATCCATTTATTGTGGCTTTATCAGACAACATTCGTCGAGGCTTCTTAAATAATCAATTCTATTTGACATCTGGGGAGATTCAGACCGTATGGTTTCGAGGATTTGTTTCGAAT